CGATAATACGAAGTTCTTTTTGCTTACTGTTCTTGACTTCCTCAACAGAACAAGGGTGGATAGCATTAAGCACAGGTTTTAGGAGCTGAACGAACATACCATCACCAAAGTTAGCTTCGACAACTATTTCATTGACTCCATAGAACTTAGCTTTAGTGGCTAAGGCTTTCAGAGTAGCATCAGTGTAACCTTCACGGTACCCACCGACTTCCATAAGAAACAAATAGCCGTTTAAGAACTTAACAATAGCGTAGGCAGTTTCATCTTTGCCTCTACCACTGGGGTCGATCGCCATGACCGTCCCTGTGTACTTAGAGACCTCCTGTGAGCGGAGTAAAGGCGAATAGAAGTAATCACCCTTGAGGGCAACACAAGGAACGTCAGGGAGCCTCTGAGAGCTTCCAGAAGCCCACGACCATTGCAAGGATGCTTCCTCAAGGTCAAGGTCGGCGACAATAAAGTCTGATACCTTGAGAGGGTACTTCTCGGCATCTGAGAGGTTCGTGTTGAGTTTGAACTGGAGAGCAAAGCCAGCCTTGCCATAAGACAAACGTCTCTTAGCAATTTCTTCTTCGTTGAAGCGGGCTGGGTCAGTCGGATAGCCAGCGTAAGCCTCAGGATTGGAGTCGTATAACTGAGCGATACAGCCAGCTAAGTTAGCACCATATTCTTCACGTTCCTTAGAGGTCTCAGGGTAAACTACCGGATAAATAATGACATCATAGCCACGCTTTTGAAGCTCGTTATATAGCGACATTTCATTTTGAGGAGTACCAAGATAGATTATCTGTCCACCCGGTTTCAAGATAGCATCAAACTCTTTAACAGACTCAGAGAGCTTATCCCTCTGCATCTGTGTCCCGGAGTTGTTTGGAACCTCCACGTCATCAGCTATCAGTAGGTCGGCACGGGTACCCGTAATCTGACCTGTGATACCAACGGACTTAACACTAGGGGAAATATCAGGGGTTGCTAATCCGACATCGAAAAGGTTCTGGGTATCCCTCTGACCCCTGCGGGGGAGCAGTTCTTCAAGAAAAGGTAATACCTGAATAATTCTTTTGATAAAGACGGCGTTAGCATCTGATCTATCTTTAGAAGCAGAGATAACCTCTACTTTTATCTGAGGGTCACGCCAGAGCCTCCATACAGCGTAGGCGCAGGCTATGAAAGATTTAGCGACACCACGGAACCCTTCAATGATAATACGGTCACTGGAAGGGTTCTGCATGGTGAACGCCATATCGTATTGGATTGGAGTAGGGTCAGGTAACCCTATCATTTTCCAGACAATGAAAAGGAAGACTCGAAAGTCCTCCTTTGCTCGGGCTATTTGTTCAGGTGTCCAGTTAATTTACAGTCACCTCATTCTCAAATATAGGGAGCTCCTCAGTAATCTTTTGGAGCTGAGGGAGCTTTGGGTTGTCTGGAGTCGTTTCCAGTCGGTTATCCTTTAGGAACTTACGGACTTTCTCAAGGAACGTAGGGCTGCGTTTCATTTCTTCATCCTCAAGACCAGCCAATAGAGCCTCTAATTCCAGCTCTGCTAATTGGTCGAGTTTTTTAGGGTCGTATTTTACCATCTGGCAGCATACCCCCTGACATCCACATGGACTCCCCACTCGTAAATACCAATGCCATCTGCGCCAGCTCTCTCTGCGATTGCATAGAGTTCCGAAGGAGTATAGCCGGGAGGCGTTTGGACATCAGCAGCTTCACCGTAGACGTGCTGGGAGTTCCAGACACCACCTACTTCTGCATTATGGGTAGGACAGCGATAAGCACAGGAGAGTTCCAGAGGGCAGCCGCACATCTGGCGCATGGCTTCCAAGACTTGAACCAAGCGAGGATTTACACCTGCGCCATTATTCATCCCACCACATCCGCATTTACAAGCAAATTCAGACGAGTCAAAGTGTTCGGATAGTTTCAAGTAATCACTCCTTTTTTGTTGTTTTAATTGTTTTATAGATGGTACATATGATCTGTACCAAGATGTATAAAATGGTCGCTATATAGACCATATCAGATAAAGGCACCCCAAGTACGGAGAGTGTGGATACTCCGACCGGGGGTGCTATTTTCAGTACTTCGTCTTGAAGGTTGTCGTTATTCAATTGTTTCTCCTAAACTGATTTTATTTAACTCTTCTACACTTTGAGCAGCTTCGATTTTTTCTTTGGTCGATCGGTACTGCTCATGCAGGGCATTGCTTCTGACTGCGCTTGTTACAAATACGCCCATAATATCAGCCGCATTAATTACAGACTTTGTGTTGTCTGCCATGCCCCAGCCGATTGTTGCATCTTCACCCTGTACCGATAAAGCTTTTAGCGCAATATCCAGCCTGTCACGGCTATCAGTATCGAAGTCATAGGTATTACCCTTGTATTCAACAGGGGCGACCTCTGCGGTATTTCTGTGCATTTTAGCGGCATTGATTAGCAGTTCCTTACAGCGTTCCAAAGGCGGGTATGTTTCTACCTTTTCAATACCTAAAGCCAACAGAACATCATCACCTGCCCCGACAGGAAAGCTGATATAAGGGTATGCCTGTTTTAGTTGCGAAAAGCTGTCATAGGTATTACCTTCGTACTTATACTTAACAACCTTATGTATCATCATTCGTACCACTCCAATTCAAAAGTAAAATCTAAAGTCGCTGCTGCTGTTAGATTTGTATAGCCCCAATTAGCTAAATCATCACTGAAAATGTTATAAGAATTACTGTTAGGATCAAAAAGACTGTCCATATTATCTATGACAAAGGGACTTCCTCCTGTCGTAGAGTGAACAATAAGCCTTGACAGCCCAGTAAACCTTTTGGAAGCAGGAGGGGCAGGCTCCGGAAGATTATAAAAGTACAATGCTGCCTTAAATAACATTATGCTATTAGGATCGACTGCAAGAGTTAAATTATAAATTTGGGTATCGTTTTTAACTGTTTGCAGTAAGGGAGACAAGCTCCCCTCTCCTTCATCTTGATAAGCACGGGTATAACTGTATACATATGCGTCTATTCCTGCATATGTCAAAGCAAGGCTTGCGTTTCCCTGCCAGTTTATAAGCGTTCCTGCTTTCTTTGACGCTAATATCAATTTGCTTGACAAGCCCATTACAATGCCACCTTTCCGAGGATATAGATAAAGATAGCATTCGCAGGCTCATTAACTTCCATCGCAATTTTTAGTACCTCTCCATCAGCAATATCAGGCAAGGCACCATCCACCATGTAAACTGTAGGAGTATTAGCTCCAATGCCATTGTTAGAACCAATGCTGAATGTGCCAGTTCCGCCTGACCGAGCAACAGAAATAATAAACGTTTTGGCATATCCAGTCATATCGCCAGTGTCTCTAAATACTACACTTCGGTTCAAACCGTTTTTAAGGGTATAGGTCTGAATATTTGAGTCCCCTCGTTGTAAGACTGTCGGTAATGAGCCGACTGCCTGCATGTCAGATTTTGTTTTTAAAATTCCGTCAAAGGTATTTGTGGCTGTGAAAGTGTTATCGGCAGCAGCTATTACATCACCTGCACCTGTCCCATCTGCGCCTTTATCACCTCTGGGGATTGATACAGCAAGTACGGCCGCTGTATCTGTTCCGACATTGATTACACTTGCGCTACTGCCCGGCTCTCCTGTTGTTACGGTTCCGATAGCAACAGTGGCCGCTGTGCCGTCTTTTCCGGGACTCCCTTGTTCACCTTTAATGTTCACTGGGTCAGGATTAGGAAGTCCAGCTTTATTTGTCCAAGAAATAATATTTTCAGTTACACTTGGTATAAATACATTGACATCCTTTGCAATCTCTTTCATTTCCTCGGAGAGAGCTTTGAGCGTCTCTAAGTCCAGTGTGGTTTGCCGGTCGAGAGCTGCGAGTCCTTCTTGGGTCTTGCTTTCAAGCCTCTGGATATCTTGAGTAGTCGTGGTATCCAAAAGGGTCTTAAAGGAGTTGCCGAGGTTTTCGACGTAGTTTTTAGTAACTGCATCTTGGTCGTTTATAGGGTCGCTTACGTTGATAATACGGTGATTCAGTGCGTTCCAGCGGTTCTCGTCATCAGTTACCATACTGTTAGTTTTTATCCAGTCTTGCTGTTCCTCTAAAATATGTAACTGCTGTACTTGTGCTAGGGTCATATCAGAAGCCTTAAGGACACTGGCATCCTGCCAAGATACCAAGCGTTCCGTTGAGGTTTGCCTTTTGATAACTATAAGAGTCCCAGAGGCAGGTGCCGGAGAGAACGTGACTTGACGATTAGCGACCACATAATCAAGGGTTGTGTCGTCTACAGTGGCTATTACAAAGGAGCCTTTAAGGTAATCAAAAGGTATGTCAAAGACAGCCTGAATACCTGTACCTTCGTAGGTAATAGATGTTTTTAATATGGTGTATCATTTCCTTTCTTTAAGAAATCCAAAAGGCTACCCGGAGGTAGCCCTTCTTTATTTCTGAGGGGTTTGAATGTATTTATAGTTAAGGTAACTTTGGTTAGCCTTACGTTGAATAGCATTAATTTTCTTGTTGATTTCATCCAGCTTAGTGCGTTTTGTAGCACCATCCAGCTTCTCATCGTTCAAGATACCATTGTAGGTTTTACGGTGAGCATCAATTTGTTTCTTAGCACTCAGCATACCTTTGTGGTTTCTTGTCTTATTTTTCTTGGAGCTACTGTTGTACTGCTTTTCAAGAGAATCCAGACCATCATAGAACACCTCTGCACTGCGGGTTCGACTACCTTCTGTAAAGGTAAACCGAGTGAGGTCAGTAAGTTTCTTATCAGGTGTGGCGTTTTCTTTAGCGAACGCATCATAAGCACTGAGGAAAAATATACCCATAGAGCCCGTGACAGCTTTAATTGAGTTGTCGATTTTAGCAGGACTCAGGTCAGCAGCCTTACCAATACTTTTAGCTACCTCAGAGGTGTAGATATTATATTGGTCAGCGGTTTCTTTCTTCATATCTCGACTACTTACGATCGGTTTTCCACGATAAAGGTTGTAGTTAGTCATCCACTCAATGATAGGGATAGCAGCAGTAGGGATAGCGTTAGGCACAGTGTTACCAATTAAGAAACCATTGAAATTACTGCGTTCCAAAGCTTGAGGGTCTTGGTCGTAAACCATATCCAAAACACGCTCTACAGCAGAACCAAAGAGGTATCCCGGTAATTCTGGTTTAGGAATCTTAAAGATAGTACCATCAACCTCAAAGAACCAATGTTTCATTTTGTCATCAAAAGGCATATCACGGTACCAGTCTTTGTCATGGTTCTGGTTCCAAAGAGCAATAGTAGGAAGTGTAATATAAGCAGTACCAAAAGCAATAGTTTCTTTTGGTCTTTCGTACATCAGCCGACAAAACTTATCAAAGCCTTGGATAGTGGCGTTAAAGAAAGCAGAGTAACGGTTTATTTGTCTTCCTTTGGTACCAGCCCTAGCAAAGTTCAAAGTGAGGTCGCGGGCTTTAGCACCTGCTTTTTCAGGAGAATAACCACGTTCCAACGCTCGTTTAAACTCAGCAAGACGAGGGGCTTCTTCTACTATCTGGTTAAAATCAAGCATAGTGCTTATAGTTTTGTCCCCAACTTTATAGGCAAGGTTATCTTTATACCAAGGGGTATCCCCAGTGGCTCCACGGAGTCTCTTTGTGATGTCCCTGCTGTTACCAATGTAGGTAGAGAAGGGAACACCTTGAGCTTCAAAGCGAGCCATAAGCTCTTTATCAGCACGACTATAGAAACCCTCGAGAGTGCCAAAGATAGGTTTTAAGCCTGTATCAGAGGCTAAGGAAGCAAACACACTATCTCTCAGAAAGTTCCAGACAGTAAAGGCGGGAGTAGAGGTTGCACCAATACGAAGGGTTTTAGATGCTGTAGTTGC